TAGATACTATTCTTGTTAAATGCTTTTTAATATGTTGAGATTTTTTTAAATACTCATCAGGTGTCATTATTATCTCTTCGTGTCTCTTGCTCTTTTTTTGAGGATTATAAAGGTATTTATTAAATAGCAATCTATGATTTTTAGTTACAATATAATCTTTCCCATATGGTTGCTTGATTAAATATCTATCTGTTTGACCTGATGTTTTCTTGACTACAGTTTTTATTTTTCCTCCCTCTACAATAACCTTATCTCCGATGTTAATATCTTTTATGGGTTTAAAAGTAAAATCTTCTGTTAGTATTAATGTATTCGGCTCATAACACTCATCGCTAATTAATAATAATAACTTTTCTCCATCATATGAGTTATCCTCTGTGTTCTTCCAATCTATAGATGTATCTAATCCATCCAAGTCATCAGAGGATGTATCATACATATTTTTCTTAGTAATTTTAGAGGCAGGGATACGATAAGATAATTCAGTTTTTGGCTTATCCATACCATCCATAATAGGTTTAAAAAAGAATGGTAGCTTGCTATTAATCTGAACCACCTTATCAGTAAACATCTTTTTAGCATCCGCCCCTGTCTTTGACAGAATGCCTATACGGGCATCTCTTGCAAGCGTACCGATATTCACACCCTCTGACGATGACATAAAAGAAAACCCTGAACGTCTAATCTTTAGGTATACCAAGCCAAATGACCTATTATCAGCCTTGCAAGCTTCCCAATATATATATAATACTCTATTAGCTTCCCTATAATCAGGATATCCTATATCAATATTAGACCATTGTAAATACATATAATGAGAACCTGTTATGTATGTAGGTACTCCATTATTCATAAACCAATACCCTTGCTCTCTGTTATCGAATTCGTTTTCTATATAATCAACCCATCTATCTTTAAACGTAGATGGCATCCCATTCCAATGGAATATAGAACTTATCTTACTTAATTCTTTTGGTAATACTGCTCTTTCCCAATATTGCTCTTTTATGTCTGTATCTCTTTTGTAGATACTACTTGGTGCAGGAGGGAGTGCTATATAAAGACCTGATATCTTAACAATATCTCCTATTGCACCTATCTTTGAGATAACGACCATATCATGGTCTGAATTATACCCATAAAGCCAAGACCTATTGCTATTCTTTTTTAATAGAACCGCTTTTGGTACATAATCATTTTCTAATGAATATATGGAGCTATCTTGACCTTCGTTCTGCAAAACCTCTATTTGTTTCTGTCTTAGTAGACCCACGTTCCTCTACCTCGATATTTTCTTTTTCTAATTCAATACGGCTAAGTATTTCAAATGCATCAAATATAGCCAACTTTTTAGTAGCTGCTGCATTCTTTAATTTATCAGCGGCTAAATCACCACCATCTGAATTAGGATTCAAGATTGATTCCTCTGCTACCTTTATTAATTCCAACACAGCCTTATGTCCCGCCTCGATAATCTTTATTTTTATATCCTTGCTTGTCATAATTTTATTGTTATCTGATGGTCAAACATTCTATATAACTTTTCGTTATCTACTGTGAATTCATATTCGCTATCAGGCTTGAAGCACACCTTATCTCCCGCCTTAACCCCTAACTCTAATAGACGCTGATTTGGGTATACCATCTCCCCCATTAAAGGCTCTTTACTTGTATTCTTTTTTATATAAGAATCCTCTACAGATATTGGCTTAATAAAGCAATACTTATCGTATGCATTCCAAGTATCTATATGCTTATACATATAAAATTGGTCAGGCTCTATAAAGAATAAGTCATCCTTAAAAAAGCTTTTCCCGCTTTTCTGACGACCCTTCATGTCATTGTAATATTTAAAAACATTGTGATGAACAAGAAGTGTATCACCTTTGTTAATAGGACCTGTGTAGCCTAAAGGAATTTCAACAACTTCAGCAAAACGATTAGAAAACATATGGTCTTCCTCTGAGGTGTTTGTTATAAATTCAATCCCTCCAATAACTTTTGTGTTGTCGTATCTCTTCCCCTTCGCTATGAAGTAGAATGGAGATTTCATTAATAGTCTATATTATATTCGATTGAAATAGGTATTGTCGAGGTGAATTCTTTCCAAAGCACCACCTCTTGCTTCTCATTTATTATATAAATCTTAATAGAACACTTATCTGTATCATACTTAATTAGATGTATCTCATTAGTATCGCCAAGTATTTTTTGACCAACAATATAATGCATAGCACCCCCCTTATAATCAGGACCTACAGATATCTTTCGTATTTCCAATACTATTCTTTAAATGTTACTTCACCTGTGTTGATATCAATAATAGCATCTTTACCATATTTTTGAATCAAGTCAAGTTCTAATAATTCAAATGGGAGTTTCATTTCATCTATCTGCTTTAAGATAGAATGCTTTTTAATTTCAATATCTCCAAGTGCAAGTTTTGCTCCTGAAAATTCTGCATTCATTTTTCGAATTGATTCTAATTCTTCTTGTGTTAATTTCATTTGATTGTATATTTATTCAAAGGTATGCACATTTATTCTAACTATCCAAATATATCTTTAAAAAAATTAGGCACATCGAACGATGGCTTATTCTCTACATTAGGCACAATCTTATGAAACTTAATATTTTTCCTTATAACCTCCTTAGCCACCACAGCAGTCTCAGCCTCAATAGTCGTACACATCTTCTTTCCGTAAATCTCAAAAAAAACCTTATAAAACTTTGCCATCATGAATCCGTTTATTTTTCATTTATTTTCTTTAATATCTTAGATATTTGCCACAAAGTTAATCTTACTTCGCCAACATATATATCCCAATTTAAACTATCTTTATAAACCATAATCCCATTTGATTCAATCCTAAAGACTTCAGGATATATAGGTTGTGGCTTGTCAAATATTTCTAAAGCTATTTCTAATGCTTGCTTTAAGTCCTTTTCATTCTTAAATACTTCTATATCTATCCCTACTTCTACGTTTTTTTCTTTCCAAATAGAATACTCGATATGAGGTGCGTAAATGTAATATAAATTATTCTTATACTCGACACTTACTTTATTATTTCGCCAAATAATAGAATCCAACAATAATAACCATATCATTTTAATGCGTGTAATAGTCTGTAATTAATCGAAACATATACTCCGAATTTTCTCAAATTAGTAAAATAACTTAAATCCGAAGTAACCGATATTTCTTTATTTCTAAATGGATAAACAGTTGCATATAAACTAAATGGACTATTGTACCCCTCATTAACTTGCTGAGATAAAGAATCATAGTGCGGTCTCGGTAAGAAACCTTGATAATTCATAAGAAAACCTCCAAAGTCAAATTTTTTAAAATGATACTTAGCACCCATCTGAACTATAAGGAAACTTTTATCGGGGTAGTACCAAATACCACCCCTTACTAAAAAAGTTGTTTTAAATTCCTCATCCTTAACCGCTTGCTCTGCAATAAATCCCGCTAACGGAGAGGTGTAGTAAGTTGTCGAGATGACCGAAACGTACAAAGATTGAGTATATGGAGGTAATGAATCCCATTGTGCCAATGCCTGAGCGTGACACAGAACATATACCAATACCCATTTCATTTCATATAAACAAATCTACTTTATATTTATCAATTTCTTTCTTAAATTTCTTATAATTAGAAATATAAATCCTAAAAAACTTTATTTTAAAGATTCTATAAAACTTTGCCATCATGAATTCGCTTATTTTCTACCTCAAAGCTCCCGTCATCAGCCACTTGCACTATGGCAAATCCGTGATTCCATTTATTTATAGGCATATATTGTGGATGGAGTTCTGACAAGCAACCAACCGACCAAGTCGTAGTTATATGATTCTCTAAATTACTCTCGGTATGCTCTGATGTCTGATGATTATGTCCTTGCATTGCCGATGCTTTAGCTTTCAAAAATAATCCCCTCGCAATATTGACAGGGCTAAATACCCCACCTGAGAACTCGTGACCGTGTAAGATGTTTAATTTCCCTGCACGAATTATTCTTTTATCGCCAATAACCTCTACATTGGCTCTTTTCTTAATAATAGCTTCTAAGTTAAATTCTTGCACTCCGCTTAATTCGCTTGCTTTCATCCAAAGAAAATGATTATATCTTTCCTCGTGGTTGCCTAATTTTAAGTAAATCGGCACATTAAAAAGGTTTTTAAGAATTACAAAGAACTCAGCAAAAGCATCCAACTCTTCGGGGAATGACCTTGCTTTTGGGTCACGCACAAATCTCGATAAAGTGTGACAATCTATCACATCTCCATTAAGAAGAATAGCATCTATCTTTTTGCCCTTTGCATAGTCAAAACAAGCTGTTAAAGCAGGTATAGAATGATATGGGATATGAATATCGCATAGTACTAAGATATTCTTCCCCTTAAGCTCGTATGAGGTATAATCAGATTCAAATGAATCAGGTAATTTATATGGATTTAAAACTCCCGCAGGAGCAAAATGAGATGGGTCGGTTCTATCTTTATTATCTTTTCCTGTTTGCCCCTTAGCGGTTCTTATTCTTGTCCTTACACTTTCCAAATTCTTAAACAATATAGTATTTTCGTAATAAATAACTCTTGCTAATTTTAGATTTGGATAATCAGGATACCTATCTATGTATTGTCGTACTAAATCTATTTTAGTCATAATTTAATTTTAAATAATTTGTTAATAAAATTATCTAACTGCAAATATGCTTAAAATTATTGCAATAGCAGCTAAAATATTTCTTTGTTTCTTTAATTTCTTTATCTTACTTAAATCTTCATCATGCTCCAAACCTAAATTAATAACCAAATTCTTATTCACATC